ATATACTTCATCCCGCCACCTCCCGCTTGATTGCATCGCCAGGACAAGACACTTCTAGACACATCCCACACCCAATACACAGCCGCGTGTCTATTTTCATCCTTGCGTAATTATTGCGTTTCGATCTCGATATTATCGCACCTTTTGGACAGGACTCCTGGCACATTCCGCAGCGCATACAGTCATCGGTTATGGTTATCATTTCCCCGCACATCCAGGAACCAGATACTGTCCGCCGTATGGCTTGTTAGGCCAGTACGTACTTGACGACGGGTATACGGCATCCATTCTTTGGTAAGAGCGGTGGTATTTATTATTGCAATCCTTGCACCACGTCCGACGATAATAATTTGACCACACTATCTCGCATCCGCACTCATGGCACTTCATAATCTCACCACAATGTACCGGTTTCCCATGTAGCCGGATATTTTTCAGCGTTCTTTTTCATCTTGTCTTTGATGATGTATTTAATATATTTTTCGTCATATCCCAATTGATAACATAAAGTAAAAAGCAAGACGAAAATATCGGCTATCTCATATTCTACATTTTCGGCGCTTTCCGGCGTTTCGCTCCATCGGTATTCATGGCATAGCTCTCCCGCCTCCGACGCGATAACCATCGTCAGGTTTTTGGGTGTATGGTATTTATTCCAGTCTCTATTAACGTTGAATTGCTCGATGTCGTTAATTATTTCTTGCATGGTTAGTCCTCAAATAATTTATTTTCATTTTTTAAGTCATGTCCGTGTATTACGTTAACTTTCATCTGGTCATAGTATTCCTGTTTCAATTCGATAGCCACCGGCTTTCTTCCTTTTTTAATGGCAATAAATGCCTCGCTACCTATTCCAGCAAATGGAGTTAAAAATGTATCGCCATGATTTGACCATAACTCCATGCATCGTTCAATTACTCCAAGCTGTAGAGGGCATATATGTTTTTCGTCTTTTTCTCCCCTGGCTATCCTAAAATTAAGAGTGTCGCTTTGATTGATATCCATCCACACAACTATATCACGTTGAAAATCAAAAAGCATAGGATTGACATCAGACGGCTTTATTTTGAATCCAGTTTTTTCTTTTATTTGCCGCTTCTTTTCTAAAAACTCAGCGTATTCCATTTGCCGTTACCTCTTGTAAAAATACCATAATTCCACACTCGATAATTGTCAACAAATTTTCATAACTTTTTCACAGTGTCCCAAAAAAACAGCGATAGCCCCAGGCTTCCCCCGGCCGATAGCCGTTTTATCGACGTGGAGGGACAACACGTCGCGGTCGTTGGCAATCGCTCCAGCGTCGGAGATCCCGTCAAGAATACACTTGACCGGGTTGTCTATATCGATATAGCCCGAGAATACAATCCTGATGGCATACGGCGGATCGACGATTACCGGACAAAAACAATTCGACGCTATTATTTTCTTAAACGTACGATAGTCTTTTGTCAGTGTAAAATTGCCGTTATACTTCCGGTTGACCGAAGGGATTTTTACGTTGTCTATGTCAATAATCTTGATCATCGTATACCCTCGATATTATTTTAGGGAAATGACTATTGCAATCGACATAGATGGTTGACGGCTTTTTGTACGCTTCGCGACAAGCTAACCCGTCTTCGATGGTGTCCGGTATCGGGTGCCCTGGTGGTAAATTATCCTTTAACCATCTAACCGCTTTTTGTTTCGCGTAGCCTTCATGCTCTATGCATACCCATTCGTCAAAGTGAGTAAATTCATCGATCATATATGATACCCGCATCGACGGAGAACCGCTTTTCGATACGTGGTAATAATAATTCACGTCAACAATTGCATATTCTTCGGGCGGTTTATATTTTGAAATTGGTTCGACGTTAGCCGCTTGCCCGTCGTGCTTTTCGTCCTCGGTTATCGGCCATGCATAGCCACACGCCGGACATTTGAGCGCGGCCATGAATACCGGCTCTTTACAAATCGGGCACTCCTTCATCGGCGCGGTCTTTATACCCTGGCCGTCCACGATTCCTTTATCCTGAACCTCTATTTTATCAACAGGCCCGTGCATCAATATGTTTCCGGCATAATCCAAAACAAGACAATCGGCTTTGCCTTCGCAGATTCTAAAACCGCGTCCGACCATCTGGTAATACAAGCCAGGTGAGGCAGTGGGCCGCAGCATGACTATACTATCGATGTGGCGGGCATTAAATCCGGTTGTCAGCATATCAACGTTGGCGATATACTTTATTTGTCCATCGCGGAATTGACGGATGGTATCCTGGCATTCAACCTGGGAATGGACGACGCCACACGGTTGCCCGAACGCCTCGACCACTTCGGCTACTTTATTAGCGTGAGCGATCGACGCGCAAAAAATCAAGACGTGGTTTCGTTCGGCGGTGAGGGAGAGCATTTCTTGACACGCCTCATGGACGACGTCAAGGCACCGGAGGGACAACTCCGACTCGATATACTCCCCGCCGCGCTTATGTACGCCGTTAACATCGGCGCGAACGACACCGGACTTCCCGACAAGCGGGCACAGGAACCCTTCATCGATCAGCCGACGGATGGGGGCGCGGAATATGATATCATCGAATATTGCGCCTTTTCCGGTCGTGAGCAAACCAGAGTCAAGGCGGTACGGCGTAGCCGTTAGCCCGATGATCTTTGTGAAATGCGCTTGATCTTCTAAAAATCGGCGGTACATCCCCTCGCCTTTATGTGGAATTAAATGACACTCATCGACGATAATCAAATTGAAATCGCCTAATTCTTTAGCGCGGCGATGGACCGATTGAATACCGGCGAAGATAATCTGGTTTTTTGTGTCCCGTGAATTAAGACCGGCGGAATAGATACCGGCATCCACCAGGGTGCCCAGGTTGGCAATCAATTCATGAAAATTCTGTTTTATCAATTCTTGTTGATGCGTCAAGAAAAGAATACGGCAATCGGGGTAGTCGGTAATAATCCATCCGGCGATCATCGCCTGAACAAGCGACTTTCCCGATGCCGTCGGTAATTCAATCAGCGGATGCCCGGCGCCATCGCCCGCAAAATAGTTTTTAATGGCGTCAAGCGCCGCTGTTTGGTACCAGCGTGGAGAGTAGTTCATTTAATATTGTCCGCCCATGATTGTATTGAATAATCATCTATAACCCATTGCAATATCCTGACTTTTTCTTCCTCGGATATTGAAGGTTTAGAATATTTCCAATCTTTTACAATATCTTTTATCCTGTCTCTAATTTGTTGCTCTGTTTTCATTAGTTATTGCCTCCATTAAATCCTTCTTTTTATTATTATATATTTTCAAATGATGCAAACCTTTATTGCAATCAGGGCAAACGGTCCTTCCGTTTTCGTACATGGTTTTACCGCCATCTGCCCACGGCAAAATATGGTCAACCTCCAGCTTGCAAGAATTGGAATCCGCACCGCATAAAACGCATCGGTAGTTATCGCGCTCCAGTATTAACTGACGAAGACGACCGGTGAATTTTCTTCCCTGCTCTATGGTTCTTATATTATCTAACTCTTCTTTTTTCTGTATTATATACCACTCTTTTTCTTTTTTTTGATCACTCAATCTTTTTAGATCTCTAAATCTAGATTTATCAATATCATATTCGGCATAAATTGACGTCCATGTTCCCTTAATTTTTTGGTAATAAAGATGCCATTTTATTTTTGGTTGCGGCAATAGGTACGGGTTTTCTTTATTTAGAAGTATATTATCAGAATAAAGTCTGAACCCAAAAGAAACAAAATTGTCGTGGCTGCATTTAGCGTGAATATGATGTCTAGCTGTTTTTAGATTTACAAATCTAAAATCTTTTGATTGAGCGTAACCGTAGTATATTCCCATATAAAAAGCATCTTGCAATGATAATCGGTTTTTCCCGAATTCAATTAGCTGTTTTTTAATATGTTTTCTCATTGTTTTTCTCCAGTTATATCATCCCCTTTAACTTCTTCACTTCCTTCTTCTCTTTTACAACTTCTTCCATCTTCTTATTCTTCGGTGCCGAAAAGCACAATTCAAAATATTCCTTTTCGAATATCTCTTGCGACGTTAGGCAAATGGAACCGGGTATTTTCTTTGCGCCAGCTGCGACGTTGTAGAAGAAGTCGGTGTCTGACGCCTGGTATTTTATCCATGCCGGTGTTTCGCTTGAATCGTCTGCCGCTACCGTCTTAAACGGGACCATAGTGTTTAAGAATAGATGGTGTTCGCACGTCGTCCCGGTTCCGGTAAAGTCATAGTTTTTCTTATGGCACTTCCACGCGGCCGACATTGTTTTATCGTTCGTGTTTGGTTCGGAAAATGCGCAGGTTCTGCAGCACACTTGTGGAACTTTCATATCAAAACACACTTCCTTCATTCGGCACCAATTACACTTGTAGAATGACCGGTTATCGCTCATCCGCTGTGGAGGTCTATCCGCTTTGATTATATTCTCGGCCTTCGCTATCAGCGAAATGCCAATTTTCTGATTTACTTCGGTCCGGCACGACGTATATGCACGGCCTCCGGGCGATTGCACCGTGAGATAGTGGCGGGTTAGGTCCGCAGCGTGCATATAAATCTGAGCCTGAGCGTAGTAGACGCTGTCCCATTTTTCAAGCGCCTGTTTTTCGCCGTGCTCCATGATAAGGTTTTTCAATTCCTTAAATTTCTTTTCGTTAACCGCTTTATTTTCCCAGACGTGCATCGTCTTCGGCGCTTCAAGTATGCCGATTATCTTCCCGTCCATGTGGCCAGCGAAGTGACCGCCCAGGAACCGGTATCCGAACTGGTGCCCGTCTTCGGCCAGGGTATCGAGCTTGACAAACGGAATCTTTCGCAGCCGGTCGGCCATGATATCTTCCTGCCGGTATCCGTCGTCGATTGCCAGGATAGAATTGAGGGTGAGCGGTTCAATGGCCGTGTGCCGAAACCGATACCACAGCATACGCCAACAATCCTCCCCGATCTCGGACATACCGAGATAGTTCCGGTTTCTCATCTTTTGTTCTGCGATCATCGCGCAACTAACCGCGTCGAGGGTTAATTCGTTATTCAAATATTCTTCGAGTGATGCCATTTTGTTTACCTTAAAAAAATACCCCGCCCGCCCTGGGAGGAGACGGGCGGGGTTGTTTGGAGGTCGCCTATGGGTTAAGTAGGCCGCTATTTTACAAAAGACGGTTTACCGTTTTTAGTTTTCGGTGCATCGTCTTCGTCAACGTCATTCCTGCCGATAAATTTCTTGATGATGTTTTGATCATCGCCATTCTGTCCCTTCTTCACGCCGACAAGAACGTTGAGAACCTTACCGTGGAATTGTGCCGTATCTTTCGGCGTTCCTTTAATTCCGGTAAGCACGGCGATCGTGTTCAGCTTCTGACGCGCAATCCGGACGGCATCAACCGATTTGTTGACGACGTTAAAGTTTTCAAAGAGCTTCCGGCCGTTGTATTGTTGGTGGCCAATAACTTCAAACACCATCTTGATATACTTTCCTTCGCCATCTTTAGTATCGCATACGTCTGAGTCAATAATCTGGACGGTATACTCACCGGCGGGCAGTGCCTCGAATCCGGTATAAAGATCGTTAGGATCGACGGTAAAACCGCCACCAGGTATTTGTGCCATTGTTATTCTCCTTTTTTGCTTTTAGTTTTTTCAGCGTTGCCGGTCAAGAGATACCGCATAATCGCGGGCGCTTCATCAAGCGTGACCACGACGTCAGGCAACCCGAAAGAGTTACCGGATATCCATGCCGGGCTTGTCGATTGCAAGTTGAGTACTCGAGAATTGTCAATAGAAAGCGCCTTGCCTCGCTTCTTTCCAAATCCGGCGTCTTCTTTTGTGACGACAATCTCGCGGGAATAAAAACCGATGATGTCCGCCCATTCCTCCACGACGGCTACGGCGTTTTTATCGATCTTGAACGTGTGCCGGTCGTATGCATCGGAATCGGGAGGCGTCATCTTTTCAATCTGAGAGTGAGCGACAAGAACGATGGACATGTTTGCCTGTTCTCGCAACACGTCGCAATTTTCAAGGAACATCTTCCACGCTTCGACAGCATGGTATTTCATCCCGCGACCAAAGTTGACTTCTTTGTTAGTGTCGTCAATCAGTGACTTGAATCCTTTTTTCTTGCAAACGTATTGCCAGACAAGCGGCTCCATCCAGTCGAGGGTGTCGATTATCACGGTCCGGTACGGGGAACCGGATACGAGATATTCGAATATCTCCATGATCTCATCATACGAATGTACGACATCGGTCTTTGCACAGTCAATATGATTTACGCGGTCCTCTGTTGCAATTAGTAAAGCATCATCGGCCGATGCAACAAGCGATGATTTACCGATCTTCGGCGGACCATAAATAACCATTTTACGGGGAGCGGGTTTTACCCCGCGCCGTATGCTTTTCGGATCAAATGCCATTATTCTACCTCCTTAATATTTACAGCGATAGATACTTTCCCCGGTGTAGCGGAAACGCAGTCGTGTATTTTTGACAACAAGCGTTGATCGGCAAGCTCAAGAATATTCTTGTATTTTGTCTTGTCTATCTCTAGTTTTACTCTATGAAATTGAACAGGTTCGGGGAGTGATTCAGCCAGGGCGCGGTATTTTTCAGCGTCAAGTTTATAATTCATCGGCTGATTAACGGTGATTGAATAGTCGCCGTCTTCGATTGTCTCTTGGCCTTCGGTCTTTTTAAGACGCGACTTAACCGATTCGAATATCTTTTCTTCTAATTCAATACGGTATTTAGCGGCTTGACGTTCAACTTCGCGGGCGTTTAGCAGTTCATGGTAGAGGTCAGGTTCTTTTTTGCTTTTTGATTTTACTATTTTCGTTTTCATTTTAATTCTCCATTTAAGTTAGATAAATGGACTATAATTATATTATTTGTTTTTGTCAAGAATTTTTCATAAATTTATTGACAATAATAACAATTCAAAATATAAAAGTTAAAAATAAAACGCGAGGTTTATTTATGAGAATCGTAAAAGGAAAAGAAGAAACACGGGTTAAAAGAAATATTCTAATCTATGCGACCGACGCGGAATGGGAAAAGATAATAAAAGGTCTGGAAAATAAGCGGACCTCACCCGATGGCAAAATCAGGGTAGGGGACATTGGCCGTCAAGCACTACTATCTTTCGTCGAAAATTAGCAAATTAAAAAGGCTTGACTATGGCACGACTACTTTCCGACGTGGTCCGCGACCTATGGGCACGACAAGACGCGCTCAATATTCCAAGGGTTAGCGTTTTCTTATGCTCAAAAAACAAAGTGCCGTTTTATCGTCGCGGCCATAAGTACGGTGGCGGTCATACTTCCGCAACAACCGACAACGACGTCATGCTCGATATGTTCGACGGTTTCACAGCCGCCACTAATCACATCGGCATCGCAGGAGGAAGCGGCTGCGGTATATTTGTTCTTGATATCGACGTCAAGAACCCGGCAACGCCGGAACAATTCCGCGACACCGGCCAGGTAGAAGAGTGCATACGGATACAATACGGCGACCTTCCAAAGACAATCGAACAGATAACCCCATCACACGGTAAACATTTATTCTATAAAAACCCGAATGTCGGAACGTGCAATGATTTTTTTATCGTAAAGGAAACCGGGTTAGCATGTGACATTAAAGGCGTCGGCGGTTATTTTGTTCTTTACGATTATGATGTTGACTTTTCCGAAGCGGCCGATGCACCGGAATGGATTTTAGAACACTTTGCCGAACGTGAAAAGGAAAAGAAGGAAGCACTAAAACCTGGTGACGTCATAAAGAAGGGCAACCGTAATAATGCGCTTGCATCGGAAGCGGGGCGATACTGGAACCTCGGTGGACCGCCGGAAGAGCTGCAATGCTATCTTCACGGCGTCAATAAGCTATATTGCGATCCGCCGCTCCCAGACAGGGACATTGACAAGATAGTACAATCGGCCCAGGACAATTTCCATCGGGATTATGAACGTAACGACGTAAAGGAACAGACGCCGCTATCAGAAAAAATAAAAACAATGTCCGATCTACTTTCCCCTCAGCCTCCGGTCGAGTGGATCGTCAAGGATTTTATCGCTGAAGAAAATCTGTCAATCGTCTACGGTGACAGTGGAAGCGGGAAGACGTGGATGATGCTCCACATGATGGGATGTATAGCCGTTGGCAACGACTGGATGGGGAAAGAAGTCAGGCAGGCACCGGTTCTTTTGATTGACGAAGAAAGCGGCAATAACCGATTAGCGCGACGTATGCAAAAAATAATTCCGATAATGGGCGGCGACGAAACAACGCCATTTTATTCTATCAGCATGGCTGGCGTCGATCTCAGGGATGCATCTGTATTATTCGACATTGAAAAAATCATCATCGAAAACAAAATCAAATTAGTATGCCTCGACGCGCTCATGGACCTGATACCAGGTGCCGATGAGAACAGCGTCAAGGAAATACTGCCAGCATTTTCTGGACTTAAAAAGATAATAGAAAAATTGGGAACGACATTCGTGATGATTCACCACTCAAAAAAAGACGGTGGCGGGTATCGTGGATCTTCAGCCATCAAGGGTGTTGTCGATACCATGATAGAAATTGAAAAGCCGTTATTGTCCGACATTATGAAAGTTGCAATGACAAAAAACCGTGACGGCGAGCCTGGAACATTCATGGCTAAAATGGTATTTACTGATGTATCTTTTCACCTCGAGGAAACAACCGCACAACCTGAAGGACCATCAACGGCTGAAAAATTCATTCTAAGATTCCTATTGGAAAACGGCCGGTCATTAAAGAAAAACGTCGAGAACCAGGCATCCTGCGAGGGAGTCAGGAACATTCAGCGCACATGGACCAAGCTTCTTCAGTCCGGAATTATTGAGAAAGTACCCGATATGAAGATGAAAAATAACCAGGCAGTAATGCAGATTGTCGTGGGAAAAGAGGACGAAGTCCGCACCATTTTAGAGCAAAACGAGGTCGGAAATCTTGAAAATATCATGTAATTTTGATTGGTTCGTGCACGGTTGGTGCACGGTTGGTGCACGGTTGGTGCACTGCAAAAACCCGCCGCTTTAGCGGTTAGGTTGGTTCGTGCATACCTATTTCTTAGGTATGCACGTACGAACCAACCAAAACAGGGCCGAAATTGAATAAAAAAAGCCCATGGAGGTTGTAAAATATGATCCACAAAACAGTCTTTATGGCGATCCTATCCGTATCGCTCGCGGTCAATATCGCGGTGTACTCGTATGTCGAACAGATGCATACGAATATCAAGAAGATGCAAAAAGAACTAGAGCTTCAGGGCGAAGAATTCAGGAACGCCAACGGCTTCGATATGAACCGGGTACCGTGTGAAGTATTCGAAGCGACAGAGATGGGTGTCAGATGTAAACATAAAACGGAGGCGGGGAAATGAGCATATTCACAAGTAAGAAAAAACCGGAACCGGTTGTTGGTTATTATAGAGATTTAGCCATAACTGGACCGGCTTTTTTATTTGAAAGAAGTGATCGCTTATTTAAAAATTTAATGGGTGAGGCGTATTATCCAACTTCGGAAACATATTTTTTGAAAAAGTTAGACAAACAAGAACAAGAAGAACAGTATGAGTATAACAAAGAAAAAAACTTTACGTCTACATTTAGAAGGCACGAAGGCAATATTAAAATGACTAGAACGTGCCAAGGATGTGGAGCACCGAACCAATATTATAAATGTTCATACTGCGGAGGTGAGTAAATGAGCAACATATCGTATTCAGTAAAAGACGCGCCGGTCCACTACCATAGTCATCAGCAAGGCCGCTGTGCTTGCGGTTATGCCGGAATGGGCGCGTACATTAGCGGGACGAGGGAAGATGTCACTTGCAAAATGTGCAAGCGAGTAATGGACAAGAAAGGAGAGACGCCGAGGAAGAAAAAGAAATGAATATAAAAAACCGCGTCGTCGTTATCAGGTCACTCGCTCGGTATCTCGGTATTCCGTACCGGCGTGCGGTCAAGATGTATTGTCGATGCAGGCCTAGGAAAAAAGTTAGTATTCACTAACACGTTATACATAATTTGATTGACAAATTTAGTATATTATGAATTATGGGGGCAACTGAAAATGAAAACTATTAGATATTTACATTATCGACTTCAATGGTTCTTGGCTCGATGGACGGGAAAACTTGTCCACGTCGATATCGAGCTGAACAACAACTGCAATCAGAAATGTATTTCCTGCTGGCATCACGCTCCTGGCAAACTGCCTTTTAAGATCGGATCAATCTCAAAAGAAAACGCGAAATTCCACCTGTCTAACTTCCGCAAGTACGGCGCGTTGTCGTGCAAACTCAATCTTCGCGGTGAGCCACTGCTCTACAGAAATATCGATGAAGTAATTCTATTCGCCAGCCGCCTTGGATACGTCGATATTATGATCAATACAAACGGCGTCCTTCTTAATTCGGATATGATCCACCGGCTGAACGCATCCGGCCTGACAACGTGCATTATATCCGTCGATTCATGGAACAGAAATCTGTATTCCAATCTCCACGGCGTACCGCCGGCGGAACATGATTTATTGCTCAGCAATCTGGCGTACCTACGATGGATGCAGCGGATTGGATCGCTGAAATTTAAAGTTGTATTAAACTACCACGTCAACCGGTTTAATGAAAATGAAAGCGATAGTTTTTACCGTGAGCACTTTTCTGATTTCAAATTAGTAAAGCGCAAAACCGAACGGCGGCACGGCGCAGACATAACACTTTCCAAAAAACACCGAAACCGGAAAAAGAATTGCCCGCACGCCATGCGCCGGATAGCCGTTACCGTCGAGGGCCATAAATATCCGTGTTGTGTGTGCTACGACAATCCCGCTGATATCAGATTCAATGATTTTATAAAAGACCGCGAAAAATTTATTAAGCGTTATCGATCGGGTGATATCCCAAAGACGTGCCGAAATTGTACGTCAGGAGATATATGGAAATAGAAAGCGTAGGCATCATCGTAACGGCTCGGGTCAAGTCAAGCCGGATTCCTGAAAAGGTATTGCAAACTATCAATGGCAAGCGCGCCATTGATATTCTTTTATCCAACCTTAAGCGCCAGGACCGGTTCCCAGTCGTTATGGCGATTCCGAAGAACCATGATGATGATATACTTGAAGACATAGCGACCAGCCGAGGCATTGACTACTATCGAGGCGAAGACGATAGCCCTCTTCACCGATTAGTTGCCGCCGCTGAGAAATTAGGATTTGAATATATTGTGCGCGTGACCACCGACGATATTCTTATTGATTCACAGATTTTAATAAATCAGGTCCGGTTCGCACTTAACGGCGGTCTTGAATATTGCTTTATCACCAAGATGCTCCAGGGCGCGGCTGCCGAAGTCATAAAACTATCAGCGCTAAAAGACGTCGTAAAGCGCGTCGGCAACCAGCCCGTGGAGTTTATTTCATACTATTTGAAAAACCAGTACAAGACAAAAGAATACTTCCCGCCGGAAGCGTACCGGTTTAGCTATCGCCTGGTCCTTGACTACCCCGAAGACTTAATGCTCATGCGATTGGTCTTCGCCTGTTTGCCCGAGCCAATCAATACCCTGGATATTATACACTTCCTCCGACAGCATCCGTACTTTTTGCAGATTAACCATTTGCCAGAGGTGACCGTATATACTTGCAACCACAATACAGGCCGCTTTATTGTAGAAGCGATGGATAGCGTATTCCGCCAAGAGTTCAAGGATTTCGAGTATATACTGATAGACGACAAGTCAAGCGACGACTCGATGAACATAATCACCGAATACTGGACCAACCTCCCGACAGACAAGCAAAAGAAAATGAAGGTGTACCGCAATGAAAAGAATATTGACCTGGCTTCTTGCTCCAATATGGCTCTTGCTCTTGGTCGCGGCCGTTATATCATTCGTCTTGATAGTGATGATATTTTCCTTCCTGGGATTCTCTCCCAAATGGTTGAGCAACTACAACTTGACAACAGTCAAGCGGTCTTGTCAGGCTTCACCCGAATCGCCGAAGACGGAAAAGACATTGCAGTAATCGACCGTAACGAATGGCATCCGGCGTGTGCGCTCTTGTCACGATGGGCGGTGAATGAAATCAAGTATCGTGACGGTGTTAAGTACGCCGAGGGCGATGAGTTTTACAACCAATTCAAAAAGAAATATAGGGTTTCGTTTATCAAGGATTCACTTTGGAAATATCGGCAGCGTGAAGGCCAAAAGACAGCGCAGCCGGATCATCCGAATAATACGGTTAAATAATGGCGCAAGATATACTGACAATCGACCGTGAGAAATTCAGGGCGGAAGTAACCCGGATTTCTTTTTCACAGTTAAAGAGCATTCTTGAAGGGCTCTTCACGTTTATCAAGGAACATGCGTTGACTCTGCCTATGGATACGCTTATTGACCTGGAGCGGAAACAGACGATTATATGGGCTGAGCTTCAGCGGCGCGGGCATCTAAGGCAAAAGGACGTGGAGCTTTTTCATAAATGGTTATTCTCGAAGCATAACAAAAAGGTATTTTAATGATCATCGCCGGACCGTGTAGCTATATTGATTTATCAGATGACGGCGAGATACTCGATACCGCCGTTGAGCTCAAAGGCGTCGCCGATTGGTATAGAGTCAAGCCATATCTTGGCGGAACCCGCCCTGACCGGTTTATGAAAGGCATGGAGTACAGCGCACATCTTATGCTGAAGCATATAAACAGCACCATTATGCCGGTAGGTATCGAGGTGCAGACGGCAGCGCAACTTGTAGAGATGCACACGGCGATCTCTTACGCATGGATCGGAGCCAGGAACAGCGCCAACTATGGGTTGCTTGAGGAATTACGTTTTTATAAGGGCCCGTTACTGATAAAGCGCGGGCCCGCTATGACCGTTGACGAGACTATCGGGCTTTATGATATACTTCGGGATATTTATAAATTCGAACCGATGATTATTGAGCGCGGGATTGTGACCATTGACAGGACGGATACCTCGAGATGGAGCCCTGACCTTAAAGGAGTGATTAGAATAAAAAATGAACGCCCCGATATATTCAGGAAATTGGTTATTGATTGCAGTCATTCAGTTGGCGTTGCTAATTATGTGGCTGATACTTACCGCGCTTTCAAGGCGATAGGCTGTCAGCATTTTATGTTTGAATGTACGGCCAGCGGCAAGAGCCGAACGGACCAGGGACAGATGATAAGTGTAAAACAATTAAAGGAGATATTATGCTAATCAAGTACAATTGCCCTATTTGCGAAGCAAATGATTGGGAATACCTCGATCACCTGAGGGACCAGAAATATTGGTACGTCCGCGAAATGCGGGAAGAAGGTGAGCCCGTTGGGTTTAAGATTTGTAAAGACTGCGGCTATGTGTCCTATGACTATATAGACGAAAAGCGCCTGGCCGATATCTATGATCTTCAGCGCCCGGTTATGACCGCGAACAATATCACGACAGCCAACCGGAAGAACCACTACCACGCACAATTTCTTGACGGAATAACCATTGAGGGCAATTGCCTTGACGTCGGATGCGCCCAGGGCTCGTTTCTTAATTGGCTGCATGAAGCGCGGGGGATAGCAAAAGGCCGGCTTTTCGGAACGGAGTACAGCAAGAGCTTCGGGAATTGGTGCAAGTATGTCTATGGTATCAGCTCGGATCCTTCGAACGAAAGTTGGGTGGGCGGATTCTACGACTTTGTGTCATACTACCACGTACTGGAACATGTACAATATCCTGGACAGGAACTCGAGAAGATAAAACAGCGCTTAGTCGAGGGGGGGCTAGTTTATATTTCGGTGCCGACGTGGTTCGATGTTTGCGAAGAGGCCAGCGGCGCAATCCTTAATGACTTTGAGAATTATTTCCACCTTAACCACGTTAATGTATTCAGCGTTAAGTCTTTCAACAACCTTCTCAAAAAGCATGGCTTCAAAGTAATTAAGATGGACGATACGCTGTATGGCTATACGGTCCTCTGCGAGATCGACGAAAGTATCGACAAGACAATCGAAAAGGAAGACTATAAAGAGATCATAAAAATCATCGAAGCGCAAAAGGCCGCGATTGAATGCTTGCAGCCGGAAGTCAACAATCCGCAGCGGGCGACGGAGCTTTATCCTAAATATCCTGACGCTTATATTTACTGGGCGCTAGATAAAAACAATATGAAGAAATTTGATCCGCAGGAGCAGATATTGATGAAGGGTCTTTCTCTCATGCCGGGTAATCATCGGCTCCGCGGGCAGTTGGCACGGCTGTATTATCAATGGGACGAGAACAGCTCGGAAAAATTAAAGTTCTATTCAAACAATATTAAAAAAGCAGAGTCGATCTTGATTGATTTGTTCAATGAAAAATCAGGCAGTGAAGAGCATCTATTCATGCTGGCGATGATTAACCACCGATTCAAGAAATGCTCGGGGCAGGCAATAAAGATGCTCGATATCTGTGCTAAAATAAACCCGCTTCGATTTGTTGAGTGTATGAATAACATCGGGGCGATCTGCAAGGAGTACGACGATAGTGGGGAAGAATAAAAGCTCGGCGAAGGTAGTTAAGACATCGGAGGTCGTAACGGATACCGTTGACAAGCGGACACGCGGGCACCGAAAAGGTCAATGTACTAACCCGAACGGCAGACCGCCGAAGGGTACGGCGTTGACTGATATCCTTCGGTTGAAACTTGATAAAGAGAAGTTTGTTTATTTGCTTATCGAATTGGCGTTCAAGGAACGCGATCCGGCAATCATCAAGTATATCTACGACCGATATGAGGGGAAGATACCTGAAAACATCACGTTCGGCGATGGGTCCGGCGGGCAGATGAGATACGAGATTACATTTAGAACCGTGAAGGAAGTCGATGGCAGACAAGCCGCCGAGACGCAAGATATGGATTAGTATCAGCCCATGGCAGCAGCAGGTCCTCGATGCGCTTAGGAAGTATCGATTTGTTGTTGTCAGCGCCGGGAGGCAATCAGGCAAGACTTTTTTAGGTGTCATTGCCGTAACAATAAACGAGAGCCTGGCAAAGCCTGATTGGGTATCGTGGTGGGTTGCGCCGACATACCAGAATAGTAAGGTAGCGTTTAGGCGTTGCATAAAGCTCATGAATGAGCGGTTTCCCGAGATTAAGATCAGAACAAACAAACAGGAGTTGCGGATTGAGTTTCCAAACGGCAGCGCGATTGATTTTAAGTCTGCAGACCGTGAAGAAGGTCTTCGGGGTGAATCCGTAAATTTTCTCATTGTTGATGAGATGGGGTTCATTAAGCGCGATATTTGGCAATTTGCCTTACGTGGAACGATAACCGCGACGAATGGCCGGGCGTTGTTTATTGGGACGCCGAAAGGCAAAAACCTATTCTACGAGCTATACCAAAAAGGGCAGGACCGGGAAGAATCTGACTATATTTCTTTTCAATTTGAAAGCCGAGTCTCTCCCTATTTCTCGGCGCATGAATGGGAACAGGTAAAGAGCCTTCCTCAACGGGTATTCGAACAGGAATACAAGGCGCACTTTATAGACTCAGGCGGCGAGGTATTTAGGAACATAAGCGATTGCATCGGCGGAGAACTACGACCGCCGAAGACAGGCCAACGATACTATGCCGGGGTTGACTTAGCGCGGACCGTTGACTATTCGGTAATATGTATTTTGAACCAGGATCGTCAACTAGTGGCATTTGATCGGTTTAATACGCTATCATGGAAGGTCCAGAAAGACAGGATCATTGCGCTGTGCCGGAAATATGACGCCCATACCCTAGTGGATAGTACCGGCGTCGGGGATCCAATTTATGATGATTTATGCCGGGCCGGGCTCGGTGTGGAGTCGTTCAAATTTAGCAATCTATCAAAGCGACAGATTGTCGAGGCCCTGGCAATGGTGATCGACAGGGCAGAAATACGGTTCCCTGAAATACCGGAGCTAATCAATGAGTTGGAAATCTTTACTTTTGACGAAACATCGTCTGGACTTATTCGGTATGCCGCGCCTGATGGTATGCATGATGATATTGTTATGGCGCTCGCTCTTGCGAACTGGGCGGCGGGTGGCCAGGCGAGCCCGGAGGACTTTACGGATTCGGGCGAACGGACAAACTATTCCTGGTGATCCATGGGGGCTGTACTAAAATAATGCTTGACAAATTAAGAAAAAAGCCTATATTGGCATTATACTGCGTTCAGCCTCAAATTAAGCTATTAAAATCCAGAAAGCTGGTGACGTGTGGCTGAATCCGCAATACAAGCAATCCCGCAGACAATCCCCTCCGCAACTAAAGAAGTCACCAGCGCCGACAGCTCCTGGTATTGGGCCTATCAACTCAGGCCGTATAACCCCGACGAATTATACCAGAAACGCGGTAACTATGATCTCTTCGACGATATGCGCGAAGACGATCAGATCAGCGCGTGTCTGTCGCTTAAGAAATACGTTACGCTGAACAGCCAATGGGAGATCCGCTGCGAAGACGAAAAGATCCCCGAGTTTTTAACGTATGCTCTCAACATGTATTTGAACCAGCCATTTATTAAATGCCTTTACGATATGCTTTCAGCTATGGATTACGGCTTTTCGATCACTGAAAAAATAGTTGATATCGTCGAGACAAAAGAATGGGGCCGGAAGATTGTATTCACCGGGCTGAAGACCAGGGCCCCGCACACGTTCGATATCTATACCGACAAATCCGGAAACGTAGAATACGTCATTCAGCACCAGGCCGAGGGCGACGTTGAGATCGATCCTCGCAAACTAATCATCTATTCGTACAATAAAGAATTCGATAATCCTTATGGCAAATCAGAATTGAATAAAGGCGTCTATCGGGCATGGTGGAGCAAAGATGGCATTATTAAATTCTGGAATATGTATCTTGAGCGGTTCGGTATGCCGACGGCAGTTGGAAAAATGCCCAAGGCCGCTGGCGTCGCCGATAAAGACCGGTTCAAGCAGATACTGAAAAATATCCAGGCGAAAACGTCGATCACCATCCCCGACGATTTCACCGTTGAGCTGCTTGAGGTATCGAAGGGCGCCGGGGAATACGAACGGGCAATAAATAAGTACGACAACATGATTGCCCGCAGGATGCTTATTCCGGACCTAATGGGATTCAGCGGTGAGCGAACCGGCGGCGGTTCTTATTCCCTCGGGCAAGAGCAATTTAATATTTTCTACACCATCATCAACTACATCCGCGAAGACCTGTCGCGGATGATAAACAAAGAAATCATTTATCCGCTTGTCGCGCTTAACTTCGGGCCGCAATACCAAGCTGAATTCGTATGGACGCCGATTGACGACAAGAAAAAAGAATCGGATATGACGTTGTGGCTTGAAGCCGTGAAGACTGGGAAGATCCCAGTTGACGAGGTCCAGGCCAATTGGTTCTTGAAACAAATAGGAGCACCGGAGGTTGAAATTGATGAAGAACTTATGCAAGAAACCGAAGCGCCCAAAAAGGAAATAACGCAAAAGGTCGAGGAAGAGCCGGAAGAAACCGAGAAGAGCGAAAGCGAAGTTGACGAGGCGATGGAAGAGAACGACGACGAAGGCGGAGACGGCAAAGAATATGCCGCGAAGCTCGGCACCGAGTCAGTAATGGCGAAAGACTACGCGGTGCTTGATGAAAAATGGATTCCCGAAATAAAGTCAATCGTCCGGCTTATGATCAACGCACTAATCGACGACATCAAGAGCCAGAATATAATCGAAAAGCGGAAGCTTAATAAAATAAACGATCTGTCCGTCAAGCATGGTATAAAGCTCAGAAGCGCATTCCGGGCGTTGCTCCGTGAGTCGTATCGTATGGGAGAAGGCCAGATAAAAAGATCATTCGCCGCTATCGATCCGACTGACGGCATGAGCGACGAAGAGATTATTGAATGGATTGACAGCCTAGCGGCGTATAGCGAAGAGGCCGAAAAGGTAAAACTTCTTACAGTCGTCAAGCCTATCATCATCGAAGGAATCAGGAATAACCTCGGATGGCGCGACGTTGTTGCCCAGATCGAAGATGCCGTGCAATCGTACGGCCTGAGCCTCGGGAAAGACGCGGCGTCATTGACGGCTAGAGGAAAAGAATATCGAATAGAGACAATCGTTCGGACGTTAACGTCTAAGGCGATGAATGAGGCGCGGCTGGGCGCTATGCAGAAACTAGTATCGACTGATGGACAGACGGGCATTGTAGCTTATAAATACTCTGCCGTTATGGATGGCCGGACGTCGCCTATATGCCAGCGATTGAATGGTAAAATATTTGCACCAGCCGAAGCCCAAAAGTATAACCCGCCGAATCACTTCTCATGTCGTTCGGCTCTCGTCCCAATATTTGCAGATGAAGACTATGAGATGACACCGAAAAAAGATATGCCGTCCGTGATAGAAGAGCCGGGCGGATTCCTGGAGCTTAAAAAATGAGCGCAATAGATAAAGAAACCGGAGTTGATATCACCCTTGCGTGGGAACACCATAAAAGCCACGATGGAGGGATGTTCGCGGTGTCGGCGTATAACGCAACGCTTGCGTCTGCCGGTATCACCAATATGATGATAAACCTTACCGCTGCGTCCAATGAAGTTCATTCGGTATTTGGCGTCGCGGTATCAGGCCAGGTGCTCGTAACAGTTTACGAAGGGATCACGACGGCTACGCTCGGAACGACTCTGACCGCGTATAATATGAACCGCGCCAAAACCAACGCGCCTACTGGACAGTATTATTTAGGCGCCACGTGGTCTACCAATAGTGAATCAATCATGTACCAGACTATAATTCCTGGCGGCGCAACGGTTCAAACAAGAGTAGGAAGCTCTGGCAGGAGCGATACTGAATGGATATTTGCACCTGGTAAAAAATATTTAATTCAAGTAACAAACCAGGCAGGCGCTACTATTTCATCTGCTATAAATATGACGTTTTATGAGATGGTAGACTAATGCCAATGCCTAAACCCCAAAAAGGCGAGAAAAAAGAAGATTTCGTGGCTCGGTTTATGGGCAACGAAACGATGGTGAAGGACTACCCGGACGAAAAACAGAGATACGCCGTATGTATGCAAGAATGGAAAGATAAGTCAAGGGAATTCGAGGCGGATATGGAAACCGTTAATTTTAACGATGTAGAAATATTCTCAACCGGCAGATGGGAGGGAAAGGGATCTGCCGTGGGTGGCGATAATATCGATGAGCAGTTTTTGGATTCGCTTGTAAGTTCTTTTTCCGCTATTGGCAAGGAAGTAAAGCCTCGTCTAGTAATAACCCACGACAAGAAAAAGAGCGAAGGAATTATGGGCACCGCGGCTCTCGGTTGGATTACCGGATTGCGTCGAAGTGGCAATAAACTTTTCGCCGACATTAAGAACGTTCCCAAAAAACTGGCGTCACTTATCGACGCCAAGGCCTTCGGTCGTTTCTCTCCTGGTATCTACACGTCGTTAAATGTAAATGGCGCAACACACAATAACGTACTGGAACACGTCGCTCTGCTCGGTGCGGATCTTCCTGCTAACACCGACGTCGATGGGTTTATTGATCTATATTATCAATCGGAAACTGTAGAAGCAAATGAACATGATATGAAAATCTATACTAATATTATACAGGAAAAATCTATGGACGAAAATGTCATCATGGAATTCCAGAAACGCGAAGCGGACCTGAATGCAGAAAAAGAAAACCTGCTCGGCCAGCTTAAAGCGTTTGAGGCCGAAAAGGCCCAACTGTCTGAAAAGCTTGTTGAATACGAAAAGGCACAAAAAGAAGCCTTTGCCCGTGAGGTCGATTACTTCATTGACTCGATGAGCAAAGAAGGGAAGATCGTTCCCGCGCAGGTTGAATTTATCAAGTCTCTGTCGAAAGACGCCGAGAGCTTCAACCACGTAAAAGCGATCATCGCTGCAAACTCTCCGGTTGAATTCGGAAAAGCTGAAACGTCGAATGACCAGCCTGAGAAAAAGAATGAGGACGATCTGGAATCGATGGTAAAGGAATACGCGAAAGAACACAACCTCAGCTACCGTGAAGCGTTCAAAGAAATAGCTTATCAAAAAGGAGGTAGCGAATAATGTCTACCGTAAAAGGCATCGGCCGTGAGTACGATCTTTCGTTGAAACCCGCCGCCGAATTAAAAACTACTACGTCTCAATATCTTGTCGTCGGTATGCCGAACACGTCTACCGCGTCCGATAAAACCGTGTATCTTTCAGGTCAATCGGCCGCAGGTGTCGTTATGGAACCGACCGCAACCGCATTTTTTGCGATTGGTATAAATCAAACGTATCTTTCCAGCGGTTCGGAAGTGTGCGCTGTTCGGGTCTTTGGCGTATCGAAAGCTGTCTGCGCTGAGAGCGTTAACGCAGGCGCGGCCGTTATGGCGTACTGGGGCGTGTCTACCACCACTATGGCTGGTCGTATCGTCCAGGTTGATACCGGCGTCACCATCACGGCATACGGCTCGACCGTATCGGCACAATGTGTTATCCTGGGCCGTGCTCTCGAGAGCGGCGTTACCGGATCGGTAATTTCCGTTATGGTCAATCCGCAAATCTACGATCTCAGCCTCGTTGGCTCGATCAGCATAACCTAGGAGGAATAATACAATGCCTAAAGGATCAGTAAGAATTGACGCCGCGTTAACTACGCTTAGCGTCCAGTATAAAAATACTCAGTATATCGCCGGTCAAGTGCTGAAGGACGTTATGGTAATGCACGACTCCGACAAATACTGGGTGTATAACCCCGATTTCAAATTGCCTGAGTCCATCCGCCAAGACGGAACTCCGGCTAATATGATCGAGTGGAGCGCTTCGACTTCGTCTTATACGGTCTTCGAGCATGCGTTGAAAGACGTCATTACCGAAACCATGATGGATAACACCGACGCGCCGCTTAATCTGGAAATCGATACGACCGAGTACCTGGTCGACAAGATACTTCTCCGTCAGGAATACGAGGCCTCGAAACTTTGTTTCACTACGACCACATGGGGGAACAACACGACGCTCACTACGGCTAACTCGTTTGCGTACAATACGACCACTTCGGCACCTATCGCTCTCGTTCTATCGGCCACTTCGGTTATCGTGGCTAACAGCGGGAAGCGCCCGAATAAGATCGTTATGGGATGGGATGTGTTCAAGGTTGCCCGTGAGAACCCGAACATTTACAACCGTATTCAGTACGTGGAGCGGGCCATAATCACGGAAAATCTTCTTGCTGCACTGTTTGACGTTGACCAGGTATTGGTCGGCTCAGCGATCATTGACAGCACGAAGGAAGGCATCGCCGCTTCCATGGGCTATGTGTGGGGATCTGACGTCCTTGTCGGCTATTTCGATCCAAACCCAGGCCTGAAGAAAGTAACGGCCGCCGTCAACTTCCGTGTCGCCAAGAAGGGAACTCCCTTCAGGGTTAAAAAATGGTTCGATGAAGAGATCGAAGGAAATTACATCGAAGTACAATCGAAGTTTAAGCCCAAGGCCGTGGCCACCAGCTGCGCCTATCTCTTTAAGACCGCCGCACTCGTTTAGTAGACTGAAATCCTGGGGGAGCAATCCCCCAGGATATTATTAACAATGGAGAATACAATGGCTGAAGAAACTGTTAAAGTAAAAAAGATGGAAAAGAATGATCCCGCAGCGATTGCCCATGCTAAGCAATTCCGTAAAGACCAGATTGAGAAAGTGGACGTCGTGCAGCGCGAAGGTGCCGACGGTAAAATTAAATACATTAAAAAGACGCGGTTCAAGAATGGCGTCGTTAAAAGTGAAGTTATCGCCATGCGGAAAGTAGGTGCCAAGAATGCTGACCGCGACGGCTTTATATACAAGAAAGAAGACGTGGAAATCTAAATGCCTTATTCAAGCGTATCATCTATCGTTTTGATAGTGCCCAATCTCCCGCAGACTACCACGTCAACGGGATATAGTGAGACATCGGCCATTATCGGCCGTCACATCACCAGGGCGGATTCTATCATCAACGGTAAGATTTCGAAGCGGTACTCGGTGCCTATTGCGCCGACACCTCCGCTTCTTGGTACGCTTTCAGAAGACATTACGGCATATTTTACGTATCGGTCGTTTTACACTCAGGACAATTTTAACCGCATGGAGTATTTCGGCGAGTTGAAAGACGACGCACTGAAGACTCTTAACGAGATCATGGCCGGTGATATTGACCTGGTAGACGCGAACGGTAATGTGATAGAGGAAAAGACCACTGCAACAAGTGAGACATCGCTGGTTGATTCAACTCATATTGATATGCAGCCGTTTTTCGATGTAGACGAGCCGACGTCATGGGACTTTGACGATGCCAGGAAGGATGACGTATATCGATGATTACGACCAGTATAAAAGTAAACGATATGGGTCTTAATGATTTGGTTAGCCGGTTAAAATATCCAGGCGGGTTTTTGCGCCAGAATGGCCCCAGGGTGTGGCGTGATTGCCGCGAACATATATTGAAAAGTCAAGCGCCGTGGGGCGGATATACGCCGTTGAAATCATCGACAATACAGGCGAGGTCAAAGACTCACGCAAACAGGCAGAAATCTAATTCGGTATTGCCGCTTGTCGATAAAGGTTTTTTACTTCAATCTTTACAATGGCGGATGAAGTCGAATGAGCTACTCGTTGGCGCCGGCGGAACGTTGGCACCATACGCCGCAGTACACAACGGTCCGAACTATACGACGGCCAAGACACCAGGAAAAACAAAAAACAATATTCCATACCGTCCTTATCTTTATGTTTCGCTTGACTTGATGATGGCTCTTGATAAGGCTTTCGCAAGGTACGTCGTCTATGGCTCTTAATATTATCACGTTCAAGGATAGCCTTAAGAACCTGTTGTTTAAGAACAACACGACAACGAGCAGCTACGACATTAGCCAGAGCATGGTTAAAAGGATTCAAACAGTTGAAGCACAATACAGCAAAGTACCTATTATCAATATTCTTTACCCGGCTGTATTCATTGAAATCAATCGTCAGTCGGAGCTTTTTGAAAATGTCGGAGCAGGTGCAAAGCGACGTGTCGAAATATCCGCCGATATTGTGGCCATAGCCAATTATGGAATGGGTATTCCTGACGGTAGGCAGAAGGCTGAAGAGCAGATGTTTTATATGGCTCAAAATATACAGGCGCTAATCAGGGCATATCCGAAGCTGTCACAGACGTCTCTTGTTATGCAGGCAAATATTGAATCGGTAGAATATGGCGTAGTCGAAAGTAATGATACCTGGAACTGCGCCGCAAAAATTGGCCTTAATGTAACTGTATTAACTTTATGAGGTAGTTATGATTTCAAAAGACGAAGTTAACGAGCAGAGTAAAAGCGCGGTCCGGCAATGGTGGCCCCTGTGGACCGAAAACGCGAGGGTCAATGGGGAGAAGTACCGGAAGGAAGGCCGAAGCCATAAGGATCTTCTTTTTTCCGGTGTAGGGAAAACGATGTTATGTGTGGCACTGTCGCCGTCTTTTGAACATGAGATAGAAACCATCAAACAAGCCGACCGCAATGCTGTAGATATAGCCTGCGTTGATAAAGCCTTCCCGGCGCTTATGGATCGGGGGATTAAACCCAATTACGTGGTTATCGCCGATGCCATTATTGATTATTCATGGTTAGAGAATCACATCGACCAGACCGAAGATATCGCCTTAATCGCCAATGTATGTTCTAATACGGCGTGGACGCTAAACTGGAAAGGACCGGTTTATTTCTATACCAATAAGGATAACATTGAAACCGAAAAAGAACTTATGCAAATTTCGGGCTGTAAAGAACTCATACCGGCGTCGTCGAACGTGGGAAATACTGTCGTTGTTTTCACGGTGCAGGTTATGGGTTATGACCAATATCTTTTGATCGGCTATGACTACGGATGGACCGCAACTGACAACTACTATGCGTTCAAGGATTCCGACAAGCGGTACTGGATGAAACATTTTACGGCTATTAACCATGAAGGGCGGATGCTCGATACGTCGCAGAATTTGCACTTTTCATGCCGGTGGATAGCCGACTTTTTTAATGGAATGTGCGTACCGCATGGAATCAGAGTATATAATTGTTCACGGAATTCATACGTCGCGCTGCCGTATATCAGCCTTAAAAGAGCGCTGAAGATGGCGAAGCGTCGTAAGATTTCAGACATCGATAAGAACAAGATCGCGTCGGCGTTTGTAGAAAACGAATCATCTACGCCGATGGAATTTAATCAGGAAGCAATCAAGAATAAGATGGCTAACCGGCAATTCGTCGGAGCCATTATGCAATTTATACAACCGGAGCGTTTCAAATGGATTCAATCGTTATAGAATACGTTGATCATCGGCGGATATATATTCCGAAGCTTTTTTATTATCCCGGCGGAGTTATTCTTCCTGCTATGGATAATAAAATCAAAGTGACGATAAAAGAGTACAACGGGCTCATGCGCCAAAAAAATGGTTATAAAGACTGCTTTGTGATTGTAAAATCAAAACCGGTTAAGACGGAAACAGAAGAGGCATTATAATGACTGTAGGAAATGGTGTCCCGCTTTTTGGGTATGATTCAGCTATAGCGGTCGCAAAAGAAACGACTTATGGCACGTTTGTCACGGCGTCAAGCTTTATCGAATTTCTCACCGAGTCTATCAAGGTGACGAGGGAAGAGATCAAGCTTGAATCTATCAACAACAGCCGCGATTATTCGAAACGGATGATCGGCAACGAATCCGTTGAGGGCAGTATCGAAGCCCACTTGAATATTGCAAGCGATGGCGTAGTCAATATCATCAAGCAGGCTATCGGCGGTACTGTTGCATCGACAATAGTAGTCCCTGGGGTTGAGTACCTACATACCCTTTACCCTGGCGATATGGAAAATAACCGCTCAACCACGACCGCTACTGATATGAAGGGGTTGTCCTTCATCGTCAGGCGTGGAACAACCGCAGGATCATTGAGCGTTTTCAACTACTTCGGGCTGCGCGTTAATAACCTTACCATCAAAGGCGAAGTTGGCCAACCGATTATGGTTACCGCCGATATGATAGGGCAGGGAATGAGCCTGACGTCTACCTGTCCTACGGTGGCGCTATCGGATGTGCTTCCTGTTAACTTTACCGGTATAACGATTAAGACCGGTGATTCGCTATCGTCGGTATCCGCCGAATATTTCAAAAGCTTCGAGTTTACGCTGGCTAATAATATTGACGCACAGAGATTCCTGGGATCTCGTCAAGTTGGCATCTTGCCTCCAATTAAGCGTGACGTGACTCTTAAACTCGCGCAAAACTTCGATACCATGACCAGCTTTAACCGATTTTTCTCAAATACGGTTACATCAATATCGATTATTGGAGATTCTCAACAAAGCATTGGCGCTGGTTCGACGACGTATAGCTTCCAGATAGACCTTCCTAACTGCTACTTTAATAGCAACCAGCCGGAAGTTAAAGGCAGCGGCGTCCTGGAATATTCGCTAGATGTAAGGGCAATGCGTAACGCTTCTATCGGTTCGACGTTCCAGATGTTAATCAGGAATGGTACGGCCAACTACACTTAAAATAATGGAGATTGAAAAGTGAAAATTAAAAACCTCGATGCGATTGTATCAGAAGACAAGCAGATAATTATTGGCGGCAATACATATACGTTCCCCGGCGACCTTCCCGTATCTATCATGTTTCGTTTGATGGAAGGCGCCGGGAGACTTGAAAAGAATCCTTCAGATCCCGAAGAGATGGAGAAATCGTTTCGCCTTATTTACGACGTTGTGACGATCCGAGACAAGAAGGTTGATTTTGAGACGTTCAAGAATTCGATGACGATGAAGCAATATACAGAGCTTTCTAATTTCGTCTTTAATATTTCAACCGATGAAAAAAAAAGTGGGGAGGAGTCGTCAGACGTAAAGGCGGAGTAAAGGAAGTTGATATTGTACCGCTTCTCGCTGAATTCGCCATAGGGTACAACGAGAGGCTGAAAGACGTTTTGGATATGCCGTATAACCGATTTTATGTTTTTTATGAGTACTTGAACGAACGGGCGAAACGAGAAATCGAGGCGATGAAGAGAAAATAGATGGCGAAAACAGTAGAAGAAATAGTCCTGTTGATGAAAGCCGACGTCGATAAGGCGTTGGCTGGATTGCAACTGGTACAGAAGCAGACGACCGCAACGGCGTCTGGATTCACTTCTATGGGAAAAGCTGTCCAGGCTCTTGCTTCTAGCGCCGCTATTGCTGCGATTGCTCAACAGACGATGAAAGCCGTCGAGGCCGCTTCTGGTCTTGAAGAGGCGATGAACAAGTTTAACGTTGTATTCGCGTCTACTCTTCCGCAAGCCACACAAGGACTAAAAGAAATAACCGACGGTTTCGGAATGACTCGCCAGGCCGCAGCCGAATACATGGGTACGCTCGGCGGCATTATGAAGGCCATGGGGTTGTCGGCGTCAATGACAACCGCTTATTCAACGCAGTTAGTCAAGCTTGCCGCCGATATGGCGTCGTTTAACAATACGTCTTTTGAGGAGGCCTTTACCGCGGTTAAAGCTGGCCTTACCGGTGAAACTGAACCGCTTAAACGATTTGGCGTTGTTCTTCTTGACTACCGGGTACAGGCCGAAGCCGCCGCGATGGGATTCCAGAAGGTCAATGGCGAATTGACCGAGATGCAAAAGATACAGGCGCGGATTGCTCTATTGAACAAAGACACGTTCCTGCAGCAAGGAGACTTCGAGCGAACTATGGGCAGTTGGGCGAACCAACAAAAGATATTTAACGCCAATATTCAAGAGCTATACACGACCATAGGCGAAGCGCTCCTACCTATATTCAAGGAGTTTATTGTAGCCGCGAATAGTCTATTTTCTCCGGAAAATATGGCAGAGATAAAAGCGTGGGCTTCTGCTATAATTAGCGGATTTGTAACCGTACAGAGTGCCATGATGCCGCTAATGGGTGGGATCGTAAGCCTTGCAAAATACTGGTGGGATTTCCTTAACCAAATACCAATTATTAGTGATGCCATGTGGTCGTTGAAAACCGTATTCGTGGCGGTTAAAGATTCGGTGCTAGAATTGGCTTCTGCGATGGGAGCCGTTAAAAGCACCGAACTTTCGGACATGGTTAAGGGAAACGTAGACCAGGTTTTACAAGTAATAAAAGAAACTACTCGAGCACCCCAGGCTCAAATGGCGCCCAAAGCCCACGGCAAGCCCGTCGATCAGGAAAAATTCCGTGAGGAATATCTTGCTTTTACCGGCGACACCGAAGCCGCAGCACAACAAAAGCTAACCGAGCATTATAACAAGCTCGCAGAGATACACACTAAAAACGGCGGCGACTTGCTAGAGCTTGAGCGTGCATACACCGAGCAACTAGACAAGATACACGAAGATTCTATGGCCAAAAAGATACAAGGCTATACTGGCATGGCTCAGACGGTTTTAGGTATAGCCGGGAGTTTTGCGTCACAAATGAGCAGCATTTTAGAGATGCAATCAAAAGCTGAAAGCGCAAAACTAGATCGCAATTATAAAATTCGCAAAATGTTTATAGAGAACGTCATCACCGACGAAACACAGCGGGCAGAAGCGTTGAATGCTCTTGATTTATGGATGGAGGTACAAAAGAAACAACTTGCGCGCCGTGAATTCGAGAGAAGCAAAGCAATGCAAATAGTCCAGGCAACTATTCAAACTATCGCTGGATCTGTTGCCGGTTTTACTTCTGCTATGACTTTGCCGTATCCTGCTAATATTATCGCGGGAGCAATTACTGCAGCAGCAATAGCCGCTTTCGGTGCAGCGCAGATAGCAATGATAGCGAGTCAACAAGCACCCGCTTTTGCCGAGGGCGGTCTTATCAAGGGCTCGCAGATGGGAACGCTTATACGCGCCGGTGAGGGTGGTAGAAGCGAGGCAATTATACCATTCGAGAATCCGGACGCAATGGGTAAAATGGGATTAGGCGGCGGTCAGGCAGTTTACAATATCAGTTTTGACGGCGCTATCCTTACCAACGCAGAACTTCCGAGACAGTTTATCGAAGCCATAGATCGCGGGATGTACCGTCTAAAACAAGACAAGAATAGCGTATTTGCGAGGTCAATGTAATGGCAAACATGACCTTTTATCATCCGAACTTTATAAACACCACGACGATGATCCAGGTGTCTACGGGAACCGCCAACGCTGCCGCGCTTATTGACCGCGATGAAGACGTGCGATATACTTCCGTCGGTGATAACTCCGATACGACCATGACAACCATCCGGATAGAATTTGACTCAGCGCAAAATTTATCGTGTATCGCGCTGCAGAATATCAACCTTAAGTCGTTCCGGGTATATTACAATTCAAACACCGCCAACACGATTACGTTAACCAACGGAGACACGACTACAAGCGTATGGGCTACCAATAGTGCTACGTCTATAATGATGTGCTTTTCAACCATAAGTGCGTCAATCATAACCATTGACGCGACGTCAACGATGATTGCCAACGCCGAAAAGGCAGTGGGTGAATTATGGTGCCTTGGCAGATACCACACGTTTGAGCGAAACCCTGGTGCTAATGAGTATTTGATTAAAGAACTCCGAAAACAGTATATCCACGAAATGAGCGACGGCGGCACTTCGGTATATTTCATCCAGGATAATATCAGCATTGATATTACCCGGTCCTTCGTGGACCCTACCGAATATAGCACGTTAAAATCCATGCGCCGGCTCTATACTCCGGTTGTATTCGCTCCAGAACCTACGGGCACAGCCTGGAATTCGCAGATTTGGGAAGTTAACTGGGTGGGTGATTTCGAATTCCTGCGATACACGCAGAACTATAAACAGCTCGGTTATTCCGGTAAAATGAACCTTCGGGAGACGCCGAAGTGAGTATAGTATCTTGCATAAAATCAGACAAGATGCATGTCTTTCGGCGTGTTTATATGAAGCGCCGGAACCAGAACGGAGACTATGAGTCTGACTGGCAACTGATACCCGATTACTATTTTAAGCGATGGGGATCTGTTCAGTTCACGGCTGATGATATTCTACCGTATTTTTTCAAGCAGTCTGATTTTACTTTCGAGGTGCTGAATAACGACGGGTATTTTTCACCGGTAACGATGGAGGACTCGTTTTTTTATCAAAAGCTTTCAGTATTCCGGACGTTTGTACGTGTGGATGCTGGATACGTAGACACCGATGGAACGGAGCTGCCGACTAACTCAACGCTATTTATCGGACTTGTCAATGAAGATACCAAGTGGCAAGCAGACAACGTGGTTGCCTTCAACTGCAAACATATACGGTCGGTATTCGAAGAGTTTCCCGTTGACCAGGTGACTGGGCTCGGAGCAACGCAAACGGCTACTGACCTGATATTCAAAATACGCGATTATGTAGACGCCAATTCCATAGCGGTATTCCAAAAGTATATCTCCCTCGGCGCGTGGAATGTTGTAACGACGTCGGCGTTCTATAACATGGCGACCACGACCAGCCTGCAGGGTTTATCCTGTTGGGAGATGATGGAGAAGCTCGCGGCAGCGGAAAACTACGTGGTCTACGTTGGTAAAGACGGCGGGTTTAATTTTGTACCGCGTTCGACGTTTGGAACGGCTGTAGCGTATCACTTCTCTGGCATCGGCGATAGCGACCGGACGTATGGGCATAATATAATGAAGTACATCGCCATTGATACTGGCGTCCGCAAAGTCTACAACCGCGTAAAGGTGCAATTCGACGATGATGATACGATAACCAGCTATCACATTAAAAACGAGTCCTGGGCGTGGGGCGATTCTTCGTCGTCATTCCTTTACGGTGTAAGGGAGTATAAATACGAAAATACGTTTCTTGACACAGTAACAAGCGCAACCGTTGCAACCACTATTTACAATGAATTTAAGTACCCGTCGGATGAAGTAGAGATTGACAGTAAATTCGTTCCGCAACTTGATATATTCAATCGAGTCTCTTTGACGTATCAATCGGTAAACTTTGGCGAAGGCTATCTGTGGGGGTACTTCGACTGGGGTACTGGTATATGGGGAGCGTCTCTCGGATATAATATCAATATAGATAACGAGGAGTACAAGGTCATCGGGATTGAACACGATTTGAGCGACTTCCACTCTCGCGTCAAGATGAAGGCGGTAATCTAATGCCGTTTACCGTATTTACCGAATCAACGACCGCTTATGCCAACGAAGTGATGGATAACTTCTATACAATCTCCCAGGGTGACCGACTGCCGCGTGGCGGCACTAATCTCGATCCGACGACCGGAGTGTATAATATAGGCGATTCAACCTATTATTGGGACGAAGTTTATTGCAATACGTTAGATGCCCCACGACCAAGTAATATTGACTACTTAATTACGAGACACATTTTAACAACGGCCGCTCAGTCAGTTGAATTTACCGGGCTCACTGATCAATATAATTATGAACTTAGATTAAAGTATAGCAATATGAATGGGCCATCGACTTCAATATATCTTTTGATAAATGGTATTACAGCAGGGGGATTCGGGGGAATACGGGCAATAGTGGATGGTAAAACAGATACCGCGTATTATATTTCGATATCGAGCATCGGCATTACTAATCTTCAATTAAATTATCCATATGTTACTACTACCATGAATACAGCTTCAGCTATTGGAGTATGGAGCATAAGCCCAAAAAGGCTTGATTCTTCCCTGTCTCTCCCGTCAGCTTTAATACAAGGGGCACTTGCAGGTGCTTGTTATGCCGGGGCGACCGAGTGGCTTTACCACGTTGATTTATTTTTATTATCAGGTAGTCTTAATACTTTAACTAGTATTAAAATATGGGCTAATACATCTACCGGCATTCCCATCAATTCGGTAGTTGAACTGTGGAAAAAATAAATGTTTACCGTAATAATTAACTCCGCAAGCACAGACCAGATAGTGGCTAACGAGAACTTCTACCATATAGCTCAGGGTAGTATTTTGCCCATGGGCGGCGTCAGTATGGTTAATACGGCCTCGGCTTATGATATTGGGAGTGGCACCTACCGGTGGGATACGGTTTATTGTGAGCATATGAAGGCGCAGTCTATAAATAGTGATTTTTTATGGAAAAAGGTAGCCGCCGTTAATTTAACAATTAACACAGATTATTTTTCATTAACCGGTATTACAGCCACGGCATCCCAATATAGAATTTGTGGGCACTTAGTTTTTTATACGTCTACTCTTTCATTGCTTTTTTTAAGCCCCGACATGACAATCACGAGTAATTCGTTTATACGGATGTATAAATATGCAAACTGGGGTGGGATGACTTCGGCCGCAAACTACGCATACCAAAATTCGCCAGGTTTATTTTTTTTATCTTCGTATACTTATACATCAATAGATTTTAGCCATACTATCTATTATCAATCAACTACAACAATAATTGAAGAATTTTTTGCATTAAATTCAAATAGCACTATAAGTTCTTTATTATTTGCTGGTACCGCAAAAACAACCGCAACAATTACCGGTTTTTATTTTGAGGGAAAATTTGCACCAGGTTCGAGAGTCTGGCTTTATAAGGCTGAATAAATGAGTTGGTCAAATCTAAATTATTACCGGTTGCAAGGTAGCATAACAAGCGGCATTACACTTGACTCGGCAAATCCCAAGGCTGGATCGGCTCCGTCCGGTTATTTGACATATGATGATGCCAACTATGGATCGACTACCTACGCCATCGGCGCGTATTTCCATGGTGAATACACATCCTCAATAACTAACAACCAAATACGGTTAAATTTTACTGGATCGGCAAGCCGCGTTAATATTCTATACTCAGGTTCATACGACGGATTAACTTATGAGGCGTGGAGACATTTAATACCATCAACCGGGGCTAATACATTTTACATTGATTTCCCATATTTCAAAATAAAAGGTATTTTTGACAATAATCTATGGAGCGATCCGGACGGATTCTATATCTCCGCAGTAAATCCTTATTATAAAATATTTCAAAAAGGAACAACCATATCCGCTGATCATATGAATGATAACTTTAAATATGTAGGTGCGAATGATTTTCGGCCACTAGGGGATACGACGCTTGTCCCAACAACCGGTGCATATGATCTTGGCAGCGATGTTTACCGATGGAAAAATGTTTATGCCCTGGATATAACGGCTACTACCGTTGAGGTGGGTGGCTATACGCTTTATAATATAGCCAACTATACTATCACATCACCAGTATCATCTATTGAATTCACCGGATTGAATGGAGATGTTGACGCCGCATATAAGATATGCGGTACATTGAATTTTAATACGCAGAGTATTACAACCAGATTATTAGGAATTGTTAATGGCATTTCTTCATCGTCTTACATTAGCATTGAGATGATCTATTCAACCGCTGGGGCATATTCTCATTCAGACAATACCTTTACCGCTATGGCTATAGCAAGGGCACATTTTTCTGTATTCTTTGAGGCTTTTTTCTATCCCCAAACCGGCGCTATCAGAAGCGGATACAGTCAGTATACTAAAACAGACCAATCGACACCAGCACCACTTTCAGCGCAAGGCGGTTTTTCTAGTTTTTCTTATGCTAATAATGTAACAACTATCACATCATTAAAAATATATGCTTCAGGTGGCAACCCAACTATCACATCCGGAAAAATATCACTTTATGCGCTGAGGTAAATTATGGCAATCAAGCTTAAAAAACATAAAAAAGAACCGGTTAAATATCCTATCGTAGCTTATGAAGAAAACGAGTGGGGAAGGTATAAGGTGCTGACGCAGGCAAACGGTGTCAAGGTTAAAATCCTTCGGGAGCCGTCGGAAAAGTACCGCGATAAGATGAAAAAGCGGCACGCCGAAGAAAAAAAGCGTCAAGCCGAATTGAAAGTAAAAAAGGACAAGGAAAAACTGATTAACGACAAGATGCGCGAGATGGCCATTAAGGCATTGGAAAAGGAAGGTAAAATTTAATGGCATACGTAACGCTACCGACTCAAACAAGCGCAGATCTCGATAGCGCGGCTAACGTAAACCAGCTGCAGGAAAATATAACGTATATCGGTGGAGCTGCAGGAAGCACGAACCGGCATACCGTATTGTACGGACCGGTTAACACGTCTACGGGATTTCCCAACGCGCTATCATCGGGAACAGGACTGAGCGTCGTATGGTCCGCATCGAGCGCGACGGCAACGTATATTTCTTTCGCCAACGGATGGGGAGCTATCGGAGCAATCGATACAATAATACTTTTAGAATCAAATTTGACTTTCGCGTCGTTAACCAATTCAAATACAAGCTATTTATATTTTCAAAAAGAATCAGGCGGAACGATAACGGCAGGTTTTTCGACCATCGCTCCGACGTATGCGCAAATAGCGCCTTCGGCTTCGGCGGGTATGCCGTGGTTCGATGTTAAAAACTACAAGATGTATTTTTATTCAACAACTACATGGGTAAGGAAAGACCGCGTTTTTTGCGGGGAAGTGACCGCCTCCGGTACGGCGTTAGCGTCAATATCGACATACGCATATAATGGATATTATACGTCCAATGAAACATCAACGCCCGCTGTCAATACGGCGGTATCATTTAGCCACAATATCGGCACCAAAATGATTTTAGCACATGCTTATGCGATAAATCTGTCAACAGAATACGGCTACACCGTAGGCACTATAGTGCCAGTATATGTTAACGACGGCGGTGGCGCGCAAGATATTAGTGTTCCGGTTAACATATCGAGAACTACATTAACGTTCAAAGGTGGTTTTAACGTTCCTTTTTATGTTCAAAAATTGGACACAAACGGCGTCGGCGCAGCGACAGTATCAAAGTGGAATATTTTTATCAGAGCCCGGAGGGAATTCTAATGGGACACTTCATCGATAAAAACGGCTGGTATTATGAAGGCGATAAAATATCAGGGAAGGATATAGCCGTTCCAAAAAGGCCGGACGAAACATATAGATGGAGCGGAACCGCATGGACTATCGACTCGGCGATTAAAAAAGAAAAAGACCAGCGGCTGATTAGAAATCAGATAGTGGACGAAACGCCGTATTTTGCCATGTTATTCATCCACCTGATTCAGAAGCTAATTCAAAAAGGAACCATAACGGCATCCGATTTCTCAGCGGCGGACCAGGCCGAGTACAACAAGATCAAAACATGGGTTGACAATTACCTTAATATTTAACCGGTGAAGGATGGGGGATATGTGGAGATGGCTAAGTCAATTACCTTTGAGCACGTTGAGGGAGTCATTACAGGTCTTAAATTCGGTGTCGCTGGCGTTGGCATTGCTCTTGGTTTTATTCAGCTTATTATTGGCGGTTACCTTAGACTCATACACGATCGAATTAAAAAGCTGGAATGTTCCGCCGACGTTACAACACAACACAATACAGATCTCGCAATAGTCAGGGAGCGCGTTCATAATTGCGAGGACGATATTAAAAAAATGATGGACATTGACCATCGGCTGACTATAGTGGAAATCGAGCATAAAAACAATAAGGGGAAATGCGGATGAAACCTCCCGTTGATAAGCCGGTTATTACGTCGCCGTATGGTATGCGGACTCTGAACGGAAAAAGACAATTCCATGATGGGATTGATTTTGTGTCCGGCGATAAAAGTAGCAATGTATATTCAATCCTTCCGGGTGTTGTTACCCTCGATTATGATCACTACGACGACGGGAAGCGGTGGTCAGATCCGGCCAATAGTGCCGGGAATTATGTAATTATCAAGTCAAATATAAACGGGGAAGACCATTTTGTCCGATACCTGCACCTAAAAGAAAACTTTGTCAGTGAGAATCAAAAGGTCGAAGAAGGCTTTTTGATTGGTACGTATGCCGATGTCGGCTTTTCGTTCGGGGCGCATTTGCACCTTGATATGTATAATAGCCGATGGGTCAAGATAGATCCGACGCCTATCATAAACGAAATAATAGGAGAACAATCATGATTGAGAAACTTCGAACCGCATGGGCTTTCGTTGTGGCGAACAAAAAGTATTTTATCGTCGGTGCCGCTGTTGTTATCGCTTGCGGGCTCTATTTCGCCGGATGTATTACTGGCTGCAACCTGGCAGGGTAGTATGCAAATACTCAAATCTTTTTTCTACAGCCGCGGGAAGTTCCAGCCGGTGTACTTCTGGGTGACTATTCTAATGAGCCTTATCGTTGCCACAGTTGTTCTTAAGCTTTCTGACTGTTGCTTCAGGCGGATATCCGACGGGCTGGTCCTCGGGCTCATGGGCATGGTTCTCGGGATCCTGGGCGTCTATAATTGGTTCAAGGCAAAATCAGACGCCGGGGAAGCGCCAACGATTCCAGATGTGATTGAAAAGGTACGGCGTCATGGAAAAGTTTAAGATTTGGATGCAAATAGCATGGAAGTATATCGTCCTGGGCGTAGTCGTAGCCGGAGGAGTTCTAGCGACGATTCTTATGATCCGGTTTATGTCAAATAAAGCCGATGACGAAATCCATCAAAAAGTCGAGGATTTGACCGATGAAATCAAAAAGCATAAAGATACTTTGCGCGATATTGACAAGTATCTTAATAAGCACGGGGTGCGCTAGTGCGCCCGCCGTTAATCCGGTTATCGACCGGCCAGGTGATTGCGGCGATTGTTTCGGATATCTCGTTAAATGTCGTGACGGCTATAAAAAATGCGTGTCTGACTTGGAAGTCCAGAAAGACTTTTTGAAGGACGTAAACGGCAAGATCCGGAAGAGCAAAATAAAAGCTGGACTTGTCGGCTTTTCAATTGGTGCGGCGGTCGTGACTATCTGTATTATTCCGCCGGTTGTACTATATCTAATGAAGAAGTAATCCCCGAATAACCCTCGGGCGCCCCAACAGCCAATACCTCGATTACCCCGCCTCTGCCCGAGGCGTTATTTTTTGCCATTAACCAATTCGATAGCCAACTCTTCCGCCGGCCACCAGACTGTCTTAATGGCAAAATTCATGGCATACGGACCTTCGATTGGCAATCTTGACAGTGCGTAAGACTCACGCCACATATTATGATACTGTACGCCAATATACAATTGACCTTTTTCTACCTTCCATGTCGGTGTATAAAGAAGCTCGTTTTTTGTATCGGTAGCGTAGAAGTGATTCCATATAATCATATCATCGTCACGGACTACATTTGACGCGCCGTCTTCGATTGTCCATTCGGTGACGAGCGGCATACGAACCTGATGGAGCTTCATATCATCGCCGGAAATAACAAAGAACCCTTTTTGTTTTACCGACGCGCAAGAAACACAAAGAACCGCTAAAAGAATACATAAGCTTTTCATTTGCATGGCCTCCCATGATTATTATGATGCCCATAGTGGTTATGGTGCAATTGCTCATTATACCAGCTTTTATACTGCGGCGTATTGCAAGCGGTAAAGAGCACGGTGATAAGCACGAATATTAGTGTTTTCATTTTATCCCCTGACTTTTGGCATCCGGACGGCCGTGAAAATAATGTTCGATAGTGGTCGTGGCGGATGAATGCCCCAGGGCTTTCTGGACTTGATCCACGCTTAATTTCATCACGTCTTTGAGATACATAGCTTTACTATGCCTAAATGTATGCGGGTGGACGTGCTTTTCAAGTATTTCCATGCTTGCCGTGTCAATCAGACGCCATACGGCTGCGCGGTGGTATTTCGTTTCCTGCTTTTTGTTCCTTTTAGCATGGTTACAAATCAAGTATACTTGCCCGTTGAAATAATCACGGCATTTTTGGAAAAGGTCAACGGACATATAGACGACGTTTTCCTTCCGTCCCTTCCCGATGATTTTAATTTCGATATACCCTCCGGACTCTTTACAATCGGCTAATTTGATATTGCACATTTCCGAAACTCGAAGCCCGGTCCAGAATAAAACTTGCATAATTAAAGACACGTTTTCAGGTGCCTTTTTAATGAGCTTGTCAATCTCGGCTTTTTTAAGATATCCGCTGTCCGTTACGCCCCGCATACGGCTGGCAGGGCGAACGGCATCCAGGCTTTCCGTGAGGTCCGGCAGGCGGGGATCGTGCCGGTATATCTTGCCCATGACTGACTTGACGGCGGCAATGGATAGGGCCAGGGTTGACTGGTTGTTAATAGACCGCAGCCACGCTAAAAGGCTATCAAGGTCTTTTTCCTTGCCATGTGTTGTGCAATATTTGAGGTATTGCGCCATGCGCCCCCGGTACGTTTTTCGCGTTTCATCGGACACGGGGAGGCGGTCGATAACGGCCAGATAGTCATAATTGGGGACGACAGTGAGGGATTTATTTTGTTTCATAATCTTTAATCATTTTAATATATTGACCGTATTCTGATATCTGCTCGTCGGTGTAATTGTGCTGATTGCCTATGGTTTGATATTTTTTCGCCCACCTATCAACGGTATGATCCTCGCACCCGATTTTAATACGGCCGTCCATGTACCATACCGAATGCACCGACCCGGCAATGGTAATAATGGGCAGTTTTATATTTTTGGCTCCGTACAGGTTGGCCCCGGACAGGTAGGCTCCGGACAGGTCGGCTCTGGGCAGGTTGGCTCCGGACAGGTTGGCTCCGGACAGGTCGGCTCTGGACAGGTCGGCTCCGGACAGGTCGGCTCTGGACAGGTCGGCTCCGGACAGGTTGGCTCCGTACAGGTTTTTATCTTTGTTTTTTAATACCGCATCACAGACGTTTTCATACTCACCGACAATTATTATCTCGCCCGTAAATCTGTTTTTAATTTCTACGTTCATTTTATCACCCTCCCGCACTCTACGCACTTAACCCACGGCGTTTTAGTCGTATCCGTTTCGACCGTGGCGACGTGCCCGCATGAGGGGCACTTGACGAGGATTTTTCGGTAGCTTGCTTTAATGTGGCCGATCATGACCGCGCCTCGTTTGCTATTAAAACAATAAGGTCAAGTACATCATCCGTCAATTGCGCGGCCACGGCGTCCGATACGGGAATGGTTATAACCGGCCGGTCGTGTTCATTCATCAGGGTGAGGTAATCGGGAATCATGTTCCCGATTTCTTCGACGTACGCCGATTTTATCATTTTTTTATACCTCTAAGTCTTTATTGTTGATTTTATACTCTTAATTGCAAAGTAAAATAATCATATTTTCTTTTGCATACAGGGCACTCAAGCCATTCGATAAGGGCGGGAGCTTCGGCGTCATCGGAATCATCGTGATATTCTAATGTACCTCCGCAGAATGCGCATTTTTGTTTCATTTTCGCACCTTCCATTATTTCGCCCCATTGTTCAGCCATCGCGGCGGCAATACCGGTAAAAGTTTTTGACCTTGATTTCTGGTCGCGTTCTTTCCGACCTTGAAATTTGCGATAATTGCCATAAGCATCTTTGCATCCGCCGTTAACATATGGTTCATGATTTTCGATGATACAAGTGCTAATTAGAGGAGGTAGATTTTTAAGCCATAGGCACGTTCTTTTAGAATACGGGTGCCCGAAATGATACGGTTGAATTGCTTGTGAATACATCGGCAATTCACAGATTTTCATGGGCGTCGGATTTTCTATTGCTATGTGCTCAATGGGAAAATTATACAAATCAATAAAAAACTTTCTGGCCTCCAGCATTTTTTGGTATCTTTCTTTTTGGATAATACCTTTTACGCGCATTCTTACAGCAGACGCGTTTGTTAGATACGTGCACGGCGGGAAAGCAATCATCATATCCCAACCGTCATTGATTATGTACATGACGTCACCTTGATAGTGCGGGCCGGGTGATTCCGTGGGCAGTAAATCGCAAGACATTGCGTCATGTCCGCGAGCTATAAAAGCGTCGCGGACAACTCCGGAATACTCACAGGCCACTAAAATTCTCATACGATTTGAAACCATACTTTTTGACCGTCAATGGTGCATTTATAAAAGCCGGTAACAGAAAGATTATAGACGGCAATGCGAAGGCACATATTTTTCACATATTGCGCGGCGTCTTCGGGTTTTTTCAATTCAATCTTTTTAACGTTCATTTTCGTCCTCCGGTTTGTTTCGTTCTTATGCATACAATGTAATACAACAAAACAAAAAGTCAAGTATTTTTTTGTCACATTATAGAAAAAGCGGGGGTATTAAGACATAATATCCCTTTTGTCTCTATTGCTTAATTATATATTCGGACATCTAAGATTAAATATACCGCCGCACGAACAGCTATCGCCAACATCATACGGCACTGTTTCCATCTTGCCACACAAATCACAGACAAGCGGGAACGGGCACCCACCAATTTTCATGGCCTCATCTGGAGTAAGTTTGCATGACTCACAAGGGTTCATCTACTCCACCTCCTTCGGCGTCTCTTGTATAAAATGAGCCGCTATTTTATCACGTCACCGTGACGTGTAAAGATTATGTGGGATTTTATCCAGGCCTAATCATTCATAAATTCATGAATACCCTGTATTGAGCACACACTCTCAACCAATTCAATGCCTGTCGCCGTAACGATAACCGTCATGTGCGGATTGCACTCCTGACTATTCAGATATTTCAACAGTGGGATACAGGCTTCTTTGAGTTTGTCACTTTTTTCTTGCATCGACGTGCTCCTTTATTAATGTAATTATCTCGGCGAGTTCATATATTGCAACGGCGATTAAATAGATTGTTACAATGATAAGTAATACCTTCACTCCCCCTCCTTCGGCGGCTGACCGCTCAATATTTCCCATGCGAGCTTAACCACCGCCGGTACTTGTCCATTGCCAATGGCGCCAACCTGGTCCACGTAGGAATCCAACCCATGCTCCACTCCAAAATTGATGGATGGGGCTTGTAGCCAAAAAGACGGGCATTTTCCTCTAACTCTTTGGAATACCGCGCTTTCCTTGCAATACCCCAACCTCTTTTGCCCATGCTCTTCGTCGGTGCAGGCAATCCAAATCCGCTCTCGCTCCAACGGTCCACCGCAACTTTTAGCTCCGATAATTCCCCATGCTGCAGAATACCCCATCGCGGCAAGGTCGCACAACGTCTATTAAACCCTATTATTCCATAAAATTATTGCATCGTCACGCTTATACATATTTTTGCTAACCGCTGGACCATACGCCCCGCACGTATCACACTTTACTCTCCAATACACATCCCGCTCGTATTTTAAAGCCGTGTCAACAATTCGTGTTCGTATGCTTCCGCAAAAAGGGCAATCTGTAGGATAACGCTGATTAGGTTCATGCTTTTCTTCTTGCAAAAAGAAATTGACCTCAGTTTCGCATATGGGACAATACGCAACTTTAATATTAACAGGTGTTTCTTTTAAAGATGTAAATGATTGTTCTCTTGAACAGTGTTCACATTCATATTTTACTTCCCTGGGGTGAACTGGATTTACTCTTTTTTTATTATAATTATCAAATGCTTTTTCCAACATTGTTATTTTGCTCATTTGGTATCTCCATTTTTTATTTTATAAAATCTTCACACGTAAAACACGGAAGAGAATCTTCATCCGGCGCATATCTTGAAAATCGATTTACGCAACTTCCGCATCCATCTGATCCACTATTACCAAATTCATAATTATTACACCTTCTTTCCATCAAGTGAGAACATACTTTATTATGAATACATAATCCGCAAATAGTCTCGTATGCTATTTTAATCTTTCTGTAATCTGAATATATGCTCATCATTCCACCATCCTTTATTATGACATAACTCATTCTTTCGTCTCTATCGCTTTTTAGGATACCCATAACCAAACGGATAAATTATAAAATTATCTTTTGATTCAAACTCTTGTTTCGTTGACAACCACCATTGATACCATTTATAACTCCATAGAATATGTATTGATCTTTTAAAGGCATAAATTGTAATATACCCACAACTTTCAAACCTGTTGTTTCTATATTCGTTGTGATACCAACCCTTGTTAAACCCGAATTTCCAGAACGGCCTCAAATTTCTGTGTATTTTTATAGGAACCATAAAATATTCTATTAATTTCATCTACTCCCCCTCCTTCGGCGTCTCTTGTATAAAATGAGCCGCTATTTTATCACGTCGCCGTGACGTGTAAAGATTATGTGGGATTTTATCCAGGCCTAATCATTCATAAATTCATGAATACCCTGTATTGAGCACACACTCTCAACCAATTCAATGCCTG